CTGACGATTCTACCTGGAGAGATAACATTAGTAAGGGAAATTATGAGGATAAAAATGATGTCCCTGGATGGGGTAGAAGATATAAAGTAAGAATCATCGGTCTTCATGATCAAGGTGAAGAGCAGATTCCTTCTGAGCAATTGCCATGGGCTAATATAATGTATCCTGTTACAGCAGGTGGATTCCAAGCAAACAGAGGCCAATCACCAAACCTCCAGCAAGGTAACATGGTGTTTGGTTTCTTCCTTGATGGTCAGGATCAACAAGTTCCTGTCATCATGGGAGTTCTTGGTGCTTGTAGTGGCATTACAAAGTCAACTTTAAATTCTGCAAATGGAGGAAAAAACTTTACTCCTCAAAGTGGTCATGCTAATGCTGGTGATGATTCCACCAAAGTAGTTTCAGATAATGATCTAGCAACCGAACAACCACAAGGTGACAGTGCTCCACCAACGAAGGAGAGTACAGATGCCACTCACCAAGAGTCAATGGCAGACAAAAGAAAGGATGCGGTGTTGAAGAAAAAGCGTCCTATATTTTGTCCAAATCCAGAGCAGCAATCTCCTATGAAGGCGATTCAAACTATCATTGAGGACTTGACTGAGAGAATTGAGAAACTGCAAAGCGGTTTACAGTCATATGTAGATGCTATAAATTCAGACATTAATGTGCTCAATAGTTTGATTAACCAAGTCAATGCTATTGATATTCTTATCAAAGATGCATCATGTGAGATTGCAAAGTTTTTGAAAACATTATTTGGTTTGGTGCAAGATTTTGTAACAGACTTATTCACCAAAGTATTGCAACCGTTATTCAAAATTGCACCACCCACAATTAAAATTGATATTTTAGATAAACTAGTCAAGGGATTAGAACTAATTGAGTGTCTCTTCAATGCAATAGGTATCAAGTTGTGCGATTCTGCTGAGAGAGCTATCAAAGGGTCTTTTGCTAGGAGAGCAGGGGGAAGACCAGCACCTGCATCAGTTCAACCATTCTTAGGTAATCAATATGATGGCATCCCTTGGTTTGCTGACACCCTTGATGATGGTGACAGTAGAAGTAGATATAATCCAACTCCACTTTGCTATGTAGAGGATTTAGTCGGAGAAATTCTTGGGGAGAATTTAAATGATATTATCACCACGTTTGATGCTGCTACTTTACCCATTGTAAGAACAATTGAATCTACCTTGAATGATGTTGGAGGTCCAGGAACATCAGCAGCAGGTTCAACTGGTGTTAGACCAAGAGGTCAGTCATCAGGTGGTGGCGGACCTTTGCTACCAAACATTCCGAGTCTTCCTGCTATCCCTAGTTTTGATGCTTTAGGTGCTCTTGGAGGAGCAGGATTTGATATCAGTTCCGCACTTGGTTTTATCAGTGCTCTCTCTAGTTTCTTCAGTTGCGACCTTTCTTTAATATGTTCTCCAAACGAGTATCATACTTTCCAAGAAGGTGGAAACGCAACACCATCAGAGGATGAACCAAGTGCCGTAGGAGTTGCAAAGGCAGCACAGAAGACCGCAGAGAATCCTCCAAGCGCAACTAATGATGGTTTAGATAATCTAAGTACAGAACAATTGAGAAGTAGATTGGATCCAACTGTCACTGGTGCTTCTAATCCAGCAGTGTTCCAAGCTGCATCACAGGCAAGACGATCTGCAAGAGCAGAGGGTGTTAGTGCAGAAGAAGTTGAAAGAAGAGTTTTAGTGGCAACAGTTAGAGCATCTAGAAAAGAACCACAACCCACTACTACTACACCTCCTAATTACGAAACGCCATGAAAATAGTACCACCTTCTATAGACCTAATAAAAGTAGGGTACGTCAGTAAGACTGAAGGGTATACTCCTGGTCTCACGATCGCTGAGGCAGAAGAGCACGAGAAGTCATATCCAGGCACAACATATGTCTTTGTTGATGCTGATGCAAATATTAGATATTTAAAAATAGAACAGGTAAGGCAATTAACAATTGCTAGTTTAGAGAGAACACCTGTTTGTGATGTTGGACCAAAACCATGCGGTCCACCAACGATTGTTTTTGTTGGTAATGGTATTGGCGCAAAGGCAAATCCAATTGTAGATAGAAATGGAAACCTGCTTGCCGTTGACATTGTTGATGGTGGATATGGATACAGAACACCACCCACGGTTCAGGTATTAGATCCATGTGACAATGGTAGTGGTGCGGTACTAAGATCTAGGATAAAAGATGGACGAGTCACTGATGTAATTGTAGTTGATAGTGGAACAGGGTACTTACCACCAAGTCAAACAGTTCCCCAGTATCCTGCCAGAATTTGTATAAAAGAAATACTTGTCACAAATCCAGGTTTGAATTATAATTGTGGAGTTGATGAATTAGTTGTAACACCAGATAATGGTGCAAAACTGACATATAATTGTGATTCTTTTGGTAGAATAAAATCGGTCAATATTGTTTCCGTAGGATGTTATTCAGAACTACCTACAATTAGTATGAGAAGTAACACAGGTGTTAACGCATCTTTTGTTCCTCTCTTTAGTGTAACCCGTGATCCAAACATACCAGAAGAAGTTCCAGCAACAGGTGTTGTTCAAGTCTTTGACTTGGTTGGACTTACTCTCCAAGGATATGTGGATGGAACAGAATACTATGGAAATGTATTCTTTGATGCTGGCATTAAGTATGCAGGTAACAAAAATACTGGTGTAAGAGTTTACGAAACAAGAGCACAAAGTATTGGAGCAGCACCAGTCGAGGCAAGAATTACACCAGACACTGATGTAACTGATGCCTTTGCTACTCCTACAACAGATGTTCCTACGGTTTCAGCGGCGACTGAGACGGCAGCAACTCCTACATCTACTGCACCAGTGACAGCACCTCCTCCTCCATCAGTATCATCTCCATCCACACCTCCTCCTCCGCCACCGCCACCACCAGCGGCAGCACCACCCCCACCGCCACCTTCATATGGTGGAGGTTACTAATAAATACTAAAATCAACCTCTAAGTTATGGCAGAGAAGAGAAATTTTTGGACCCAAGTATGGAGTGCTATGAATGGTGCTCTATCTTGTGGTGGGTTGAGTCCAAAGGGTGATGTTACGTCAAGTGTTGAACTGAAAGGACTTGATGGTAGACATTTCTTTGATATGACTGAAGATGGTGTCCGTAAAGGATGGACAACTATCAACTCTCCTGGTGCATTTCAAATTGGTGCTGGTGAAGACCTAGGAAAAGAACAAAATGCTATTTTCATGGAGGCTGATAATGGTGATGTCATCATTAAAGCAAGGAATGGAAGAGTAAAAATAGAAGGTCTTAATGTAGAAATCTCTGCAACTGGAGTTGGTAGAGAAGGTCATGCCAAAATTCATACAAATGAAGATCTTACGATAACTGGTAAAAATATTACCATTAATCCAAAGAACTCACTAAAATTAATTACTAGTGGAATTATGACACTCGATGGAAAATTAGGAATACAAATTTTATCATCTATGGTTAATGGTGCATCCAGTGCTACAAATAGTAGAAAGAAACCAGGACAAATAAAATAAGGAGGTAATATGTCATTTCAATTTGATGAAACTCATGTTTATGGTGGACAGCATTTGGTCTGCCCTGAAGGCAAAATCCCCATTGCACTAGGAGTTGCTCTAACAAAGATTAAGGGTTCTCAATACGTTCAAGGTCCTTCTCTGTTTGGTGCTGATAAGAAGTTTCCAACTCCTTATGCTACGGTGATGATTACACCACCAGCACACAGTGGACTACCCACCTTGGTTCCTGGTGCAACTGCATATGGTCCTCCTAGTAATCCATTCTCATTGGCAGTCACTGGAGCATCTGCTTTCCTTGGAAATGTAGAGACGAGTTCTAATATGATTGTTGGTGGAGGTCTTGGTGTTCAGGGTGATATCATTTCTAACTGCGGAGTTCATGTTCTTTCTGCTAAGAAGAACTTTGACATTCCTCACCCAACGAAAGAGGGATGGAGACTGCGCCACACCTGCCCAGAGGGACCATCAAATGATGTGTACTTTAGAGGTAGAATTACAAACAAGGATAAAATTTACTTGCCTAAGTATTGGGAGGAACTTGTTGATCCAACCACAATCACTGTCAATCTGACGCCTATTGGTGCTCATCAAAATGTGATCGTAAAAAGGATTGGTGAAAACATTGTCCACCTTCAAGCAAATGGTGGACTACCTATCAATTGCTTCTTCCATATATTTGCGACTAGAGCCGATGGAGAGAGACTTATCCCTGAGTATGAGGGAGAGTCACCTGCAGATTACCCAGGAAATAATGATGAGTATTCTGTGTCTGGATATCACTACGATAAGAGAGGTTAATTAT